TCATCCGATGCACGCCGGGCCCAGGTAAGGAGAGAAATCACCACCGCGGTCTCGAGGTCATCCCCCAGGGTGAGATCCTTCCCGGTGAATTCCAGGTCCCAATCGTGGGAGGAGGTGCGGACTAGACGGAGATCAGACATAGGTGGAAAGGTACTTTCAGGGGTCCGTGGGTGTGGGGGTGCTTGTGGGACTTCCCGCCACCGCGGAGACATGGGTGTGGCCGTTGTACTTCGTCCGGAAGGCGGACAGCTTGCCCACCGTGTCCGAGACCTCCGCGGCCTTCATGCTGCCGGTGGCCGTCATGTCCCCCGTGGTGGTGATCTTCGGGGAGGTGATCCTCACGGCCGTGGAGGCGGTGATCTCCAGGGTCTCCGTGGTGATGGCGATCACCCGCCCGTTTTTCAGGTGCACGGAGTCCCCCTCCGCGGTGTGGAGGGCCACCTCTCCGGGCTTGAGGGTGAAGACCGTCTCCGGTGTCATCCCTTTGGTGGCGATCACCACGCCGGAGTCCCTCGAGCCTCCGAGGAAGAGGGTAACACACTGGGATCCGGGCAGCGGTGAGGAGCTCATCCCGTACTGCTGCACCAGCTCGAGGCCGTCCCGGGTCTCTCCGGCCAGCAAGTCCAGGGTGAGGGTGATCCCTCCGTCCTGGTCCTTCACGGTCGTGATAAGGGCCCGGGCCACCATGAGGCGGATCCGGTTCCGGATGGGCTCCAATAGGCGGTTGATTTGTTCTATCACTTTTGAGCCCTTCGGACGGAGGCCCAGGCGTCCGGGGTGGACACGGCGGCCTTCTTGTTTTCTGGGAGTTGCTTGAAAGCCCCGGGGGTGACTAGGGAGAGGACGGCCACGGTCCCGCCTGGCCCGTAGGAATAGCGGACCGCGGAGATCAGGAGCTCCCGGGCTCCGGGCCCGAAGAGGTAGGGAATTTCCACGGAGGCCGTCCGCGCGCACTCCCAGAGCGTCCCGTCCGACTGGGTCCAGCCGCGGACCGTTACCTCCACGGTAGAGGCCTTCGCCGCGCGGGTAGTGGCTTCCCAGTTTGCCCGGGTCTGGGCCATGGTACCGCGGACCTCCCCGGACTCGACCACCACCAGGGGCCGGTAGCGGGTGACCAACGGGTCCGTGGCTCCGGCCGTGCTGGTGTGTTTCTTAGCTCCCCCGAAGTAGGAGGAGCCCGGGGAGACCGGGGCCTGGCCGGTGACATGGTACGCGGAAAATCGTCCTTTGTTGTCGTACTTGCCCGAAGCGGAGAGGATGTTCAGGCCATAGACCAGGCGGTCCGTGGCCCTTCCCTTCCCCTCCACCACCGTGGTGATGGACCCGTCCGGGAGCGTCATGGGCAGAAGCCCGCGGACGGACGCGGCTTTCTGGATGGTCTGGAAGACGGAGTCCCCCGGCTCCGCGGAGAACAATTTGAACGGGGAGCCCACGGGGGCGCCGGTGTCCGTGAAGGTCAGGCCGAAAGGCTGGACCAGCTCACGGATGAGTTGGGGCAGGGTGAGGTTCTTCCAGTGAATGGGGCTCTTTGGCTCCCGCCCACAGTCCACCAGATCGCAAGTGATTTCCCGCCCCTCCACTCCGATCCCGTGGGACTTTGCGTCCACCTTCGGGGAGATAGCGTCCACCCAGCCGGTCAAGAAGGCGGCGCCCTCGAGCTCCACGGAGACACGGTCCCCCGGGAAGACCGGTAGAAAGGTGGTCACGCCGTTGTCGTTCGTGGCGGACTGGGCCATCCCGAAGGATCCGCACAAGGAGGTCATGCTCTTGGAAATGTCCACGGACTCCCATCCAGTCAGGAGCTTCCCGCCCACCTTGATCGTGACGCGGCTCACCGGGACAGGACCTCGAGGCCGCGCCCACCCTGCAGGAAGCCAGGCGCGCGGATCGCGTTCCGGTCCAGGATGTCCTGGGCCCGTTCGATGGATCCGTATAGCTCATGAGCCAGGACCAGGGACGGGACGGTCCTCTGGGGGATGTACTCCAGGACCACGGCCAGGTCCGCGGAGGTTTCCCGGAGGAAGGCCAGGGCGTTGGCTTGGAGATCCTGCACGGCCTGGTAGATGTCCGGATCCTCCGTCCCCTCCATGACCCGGTCGAAATTGTCGGACAGGGTGGCCTGCAGCTGGCCGGCGTCCTGGACGCTCGAGACCTCCGCGTCCACCAGCGAGGTGACGGTGGAGAAAATGGCCGTTTGTTGGAAGAGGTCCAGGAGGGCGGCCTGGTTCTCCGCTTCCCGTGCCCGTTCGGTGGCTGCCTGGTTCGGGACCTTCCGGGTGGTGCTGCCGGCCGAGGACATGGTGATGGCTTCCGACAGCTGGAAGCGGGCCAGGGTAGAGGCCTGGTCCTTTGCCGGCAGGGACTGGACCCCACCTCCCGCGGAGCTGGTGACCAGGCGGACGGACGGGACCCCGGACGGGACCAGGGCGCCGTCTGTCATGGTGAGGAGTTCCTGAATCCGCGCGGCGAAATCCCCGGGAGCCATGAGGGCCAGCTCCAGGTTCTGCCGGATCTGGAGCATTTTGGACTTGTAGGCCGCGGCCGTGCGCATGGTCCCGCGTGCCTCCTCGATCTGGTCCAGGAGTTTGTTGGTAAGTTTCACGGCCGCGTTGATCGTGGCCGCGGCTGCCCCCAGGAGGGAGAATTTCTTCGGGAATTTTTCGGCCACCTGGGAGAGCCCCGCGGCGCCCTTCTGCAGGGAGAGGGACTTCCGGTCCACCACCAGGGTGGCGGTGGGCCTGATGTCCGGATCCAGCACGAAGGACAGGGAGAGCCCCACCCAGCGCTTCTCCTTTGCGTTCTCCGAAATCTGCAGGCCGGACGGTTGGGCGTTCTTCGTGCCCAGGTATGGGTGGACCAGGGTCCCGGATCCCCCGGTCTCCATGGCCTGCAGGACCTTTTCTTTCTGGTCCTTGGCATTATCCCCCACCAGGTAGGCGGTGAGGGTGACGGAGCGGGCAGCCCTGCCCATGTCCTCGTTGTAGGGGTCATCCAGGCCGGGGTACTCGTGGACAGCGATCCGGCGCCCGCTCCCGTATTGATGGGACTCCACGAAGAAAGGAACCCCGCGGAAGGATCCGCCCACCACCTCGATGGTGACGGGGGAGCCCCCGCGGGTGATCTGGATTTTTACCGTTCGCAGGTCGTCAAGATAGGCCACGATCACATCCCCCCGGGGAAAGCAAATCCCGCGGAAATGTCCACGGGTGCGGAGCCCACCGGCTGGGAGACACGGGACCCGGCCGGGAGGTTGTTGAAGTCCACCGCCACGCGGGAGTCGGTCCGGTACACCATGGAGCGGGGCTCCGCGGCTGCCTGGACTGCAGCTCCGGCTCCCTGGGCTACAGCGTCACCCGCGGGGGCGTTCGTCCCGAAAAAGGACACGCCGGCAGAAAGGAGGCCTCCCAGGATAGGGACCCCCTTCACGGTGGCGGCCAGGGTGTCCGCGGCCTTACCCACGGACCCGTTCAGCTTGTCCCACAGGTTGGACATGAAGTCCACGAAGGAGGAGAATCCCTTCCCGATACCGTCCCAGATCCCCGTGAAAAAGGTCTTTATCCCTTCCCAGTGCTTATAAATCAGGATCGGGTAGGCGATGAACGGGACCAGGGCAGCCACGAAGCGGCCCACGCCCGTGTCGAAGAAAGCCCCCAGGACCTCGAAGGTAGTGGAAAAGAAACCGACCACGCCGGACCAGACCGCGCGGATCCCGTCCCCCAGGACCTGCAGGGCTCCCAGGATGGTGGAGGAGAGGGAAGCCCAGGCCGAGGAGGCCACGGACACGATGGAGGCCCAGACGGAGGACAGGAACCCGGAGACCACGCTCCAATGTTTGATGATCAGGAGCGGGATTCCGATGAAGGGCATGAAGAAGACCGCAATGATCTTACCCACGGAGGTGTCCAGGAACGCAGAGACCCCGCTCCACATGGAGGTGAACCACCCGGAGACGGTGTCCCAGTTCCGATAAATGAGGTAGGCCGCGCCGGCGATGGCAGCCACCGCGGCTAGGATCCAGCCCACGGGGGTGGTCATGAGGGCCACGCCCATGGAATAGATGGCAGGGATCACCGCGGTGAAGATGGTCCCCACCAGGCCCAGGAGCGTCCCTCCGAAAGCGATCACCGCGGGGATGGCCGTGGCGGTGATCCAGCCGGTGATCAGGGCCATGGAGGTGAGGAAGGCGGGGACCATGGCCACGAGGGCCACGAGGGCCCCACCCAGGGCCAGCACGAGGGGCCCAGCGATGAACGCAGCCAGCCCACCCAGGACCAGGGTGAAAGGTCCCACCAGGTCAGCCAGCCACAGGATGGCCTGGCCAATGGGGGCCAGGGCCTGGACCGTGGCCAGGGCTCCGGAGACCAGCTTCTCCAGGAAGACCGGGAGCTGGGTGGCGATCACGGCGCCGATGGATTGAATCAGGCCCTGGTTCTGCCCCACCCAGGTGGCCACCCTCGTGGAGAGCTCCGAGAACACGGGGAAGAGCTGCGCAGAGAACGCGAAGGCCATGCCCTTGACGGCAAAGGTGGCCCGGTCGAAGTTGTCATTGAACGCGGCGCCGGCGTCTATGTCCTTTTGCTTGAAGGCCCCGCCCATCTTCTGGTATTCGGAAAAGAGGCCTTTCACGCCCGCGCTGCCCTGGGTCATGGTGGTGACCAGGTCCTGGGCTCCCTTCCCGAAGAGGGCAGACGATACGCGGAGCCGGTCTTGTGCGTCCGGGATCTTGGCCATAGCGTCCGCCACATCCAGGAGGATGGCTTCCTGGTCACGGAGCCGGCCGCGGTTGTCCTTGATCTTCACGCCCATGGCCTGCAGGGCCCCGGCTGCCTCCCCGCTTCCAGCTGCAGCCGCGGACAGGTTCTTCCCGAACCTCTCCATGCCGGAGTCCAGGGTCTCCACGCTCGAGCCGGAGAGCTGCGCAGCATATCGCCACCTCTGCAGCATATCCGTAGACACGCCGATGCGCACGGCCGTGTCGTTGAGCTGGTCACCCGCGTCCGCGGACCCCTTCGTCAGGGCAAAGAGGCCACCGACAACCGCCCCGCCCACAGCCAGGACCTTCCCCAGGTTCTCCATGGATGCGGTGAACCCGTCACCCACCCCGGACACCTTGTCCTTGAAATTGACGGCCGCGGCTCCCAGCTGGGCCAGCCTGGCCTCCCGTCCCAGCCCTTCCAGATTATTCCGGAGGGCCGTCACGGGAGCCATGGCGGACTGAATGGCCACATTGATCTGCCTCATGGGGGCCGTGACCTGGTCCACCATCTGGATGGCGGCCTCTATTCTGGGGAGCCTGAAAGCCATTTTTATCCCGTTCCTTTTCTAGGGGTTTGGAGTTTTGCCCACTCCTTCGACCTTTCCAGCCAGAACAGGACCTCCGCTTTTTTCAGTTTGCGGATGGTGTCCGGGGTCCAGTGGAAGGACCCGGCCAGGATGGTGAAGGCTACTTTCCAATCTTTGGGCCAGAGGGCAAAAAAGAGTTGACCACCTCGCACACGGCCAGGAGGTCCCGCCCCTTCATCATCTTGACCTTGGGGTCCGGCCAGCCCGTGACCGCGGCCACCATGCGGATCATCTGGGAGCCCGGCTTCGGTTCGTTGACGATGTCCGCCATCTGGCCGGCGTCCAGTTCGTCCTCGATCACCACCTGGGTGACCCGTTCGGACCCGTACTCGAAAGGGCGGCCCAGGGTGATGGTGTGTGGCAGATTGATCTCGGACATGGTGAAACCTTCGGAGGAGGGTAGTGGTGTCTAGCTCTGGACAATATAACCACGAAAGCCCCGGGACGGATCCCGGGGCCTCGAGGTTCGCAGCTGGACGCGGGTCCGTGCTACTTGATTTCCTCCGCGGACAGCCCCTCGAAACGGACGGGGATTTCACCCTCCGAGGTGGAGATGTCCATGTCCGCGGCGAAACAGGCGCCGCGGAGGGAGATCACCTTCCCGTTGGCCAGCTCAAGGGTGACGGTGGCGTCCTGGGTCTGGGCCATGGCCTTTACATCCAGGTCATCTCCGTCCGTGATGGTCCCCTCGATGAAGGGGATCACCGTCTCCGACTTCGGGCCGTGGACTCCGTCCACCCCGGAAATCATGGTCAGCTTGTCCGCTCCCAGGTTGTAGGTGAATTCACCCTTTGCCCGGAAGGTGGTCCCGTTGACCTTGAAATGGATCTTTCCCGCGCGCAAATTCGTTGCCATGATCTGGGTCTCCTTACAGGATGAAGCGGATCAGGGTGGCCCCGATCCGGAATTGGTTCATGAGGTTGGGACGGAGGAGGAAGTCCAGGCGGTTGACATCCCCGGAATTCCGCTCCACCACCAGGGACTCCTTGAAGGCCTCGAGGCCTTCCACCCAGCCCAGCTCCTCCCAGGACTTGAAGCGGTTCACGGCCTCCGCGCGGCCGGTCTTCGGGGTGATCACCGGCTGGCCGGGTCCGAAGTTCGCGCCGTCATTGGCCAGTTTGTGGCGGGGGTACTTGTTCTTCATGTAGACCACCCAGTCATAGCGGATGGCCTGCAGGGTGTAGACCGTTTCCACATCCCGGTAGGACGGATCCGGAGAGCCGGCCGGGCTGGTCTTATAGGTGGTCACCACGCGCTGGATCCGGAGGGTCCGGTCCTGGGAAACGGTGGCCGTGGCGATGCCCTTTTTCAGGAGGGTCTCGGCCTCCACATAGGAGTTTTCCTGGGCCTGGGTGGGCGCCTTCGTGTGGCGGAAGGCCAGGGTCTGGAGAGGGCGCGCCGGGTCGATTGCCGAGTAGCTGGACACCAGGGCGGCCAGCTCCGCGGCGTGCTCCCAGGGTGCGGTCGGGATCCCGCGGGAATCCGCTACCACGGAGAAAGGCGAATTCCTGGTGTCACCGTAGGCGGTGAGAGCGGAGAACGCGGCGCGCTTGGCCACGAAGACCACGCCCCCGGTCATGGAGTTGGCCTTCCAGCGGGTGGAGAGTTCTCCCTCCATGGCGGTGACATTCGGCGCACCGGTGTAGGGCATGGAGACGGCCTGGAACCAGCGGTTGGCCATGAGGCCAAAGACGCCTTCCGTGGTCAGGTCGGGATCCACGGCGCCCCCAGACATGGCCACGATGACCGCGGTCACGCCGGTGGGCAGGGCCTCACCCGCGTAGTGGTTCACGCGGAGGTCGATCTCATTGCCGGCCAGTCCCTTATTCTTCGCGGTGAAGGTGACCACGGCGCCGGTGACGGCTGCCGTCACAGGTGCGTCCGTGTAGGCGTTCACGGCAGCGACCACCGCGGCGGCGATCTCCGCGGCCGTGTCGGTTGCGTCCACGCCCACGGTGATGTAGCGGCCGGCCACCATCAGGTAGATGGCTCCGGAGACGGAGGCGGTCCCGGTGAGGGTCACCGTGCCCGTGGCGGCCACGCTCGAGGCGGCATCCTGCAGGGGTAGGGCGAAAAGGGGCTGGGAAGGATTCGAAGCCAGGAAGGCCTCGACCTGGCCGGCCAGGTGGGAGCCGGCGCCGAAGAGCGCGCGGGCCTGGGCCAGGCTGGTGACCTGCACGATCTCCTTGGGGGCGGTCTTCGCGGCCAGCTGCTGGCCGATCAGGAGCGTCTGCCAGGGGATGGTGTTCGAGCCCTCGAAGGCTCCGGAGTTGTCGATCTCCACATAGAAGAAGGGGGTGAGGTTCCCCGCGGGGACCTCGCTGAATCCAAGGCTCATTTTTACGCTCCGGTGGTCTGGGTGGTGGGTGCGGTCTGGGGGGTCCTGGGGGCTTTCTCCTTCGAGGGTTCAGCCTGGACCAGCTCCCCGGAAAGGATCCTTCGAGCCAGGTGGGAATCTACCACCAGGGACTCGCCCTCCGGGGAAATGTTGCGCCCTTTGCTGGGTAAGTAAACCGTGAACGGTTCGCCCGTGGTGGTGTCCAGGCCAGGCCGGAGGAATTGTTTGTCGCTCATGGGGTCCTCATGTTCGTGGTGAAGGTTGCGTCCAGGTCTGGGGCCTGGGCAGCTGCAGGGGCTCCCAGGACGGTCCCCGCGCGGAGGAAATCATCCGGGGGTGTGTCGTCCGGGATGGCCCGTCTCCACTCCGCGGAGAAAAGGACCTGCTGCGAAAATTTCAGGACCTCGCCATCTGGGGAGAGGGTGGGACGAACCGCGCGGAGACGGAGATCATCCAGGAGTCCGTCCAGGGGTCCGGTGATTCCGTGGACCGGCAGCATGGTAAGGACCACGGCTTCCGTGATCTGGTCCATCCGGTCTTCCAGGTCCTGGTCCCGTTGGGCTTTCTGGACCACCACGCGGATGACCAGGTCCGTCTTCACGGAGTAGATTACCGGGGCGGTGTCCTGGTCGTCCATGTCCGAGGCCTGGGTGTAAACGCAAAGGAAGTCCCCTTCCTCTGGCCAGCCAGAGCGCGCGCGGGACGGGAAGACGCTGGGCCCCACTCCGGGGATGGCTGCAGCGATCAGGGCCGCGGTGGTGCGGTCTCTCATTTGCTTGAGCTGGATCACGGGACGCCCTCCTCTTGGAGGGTGAGCTCCACATGGCCCAGCTTTTCGGACACCTTGTCCACCACCTCGAGGGTCATGGCCTTATGCCAGGCGTTCGCGGCCAGCTGGACCGTGTCACCCTTTCGCGGGGATCCCGCGGGGAGGTCCTGCAGCCGGCAAAAGAAACGGGGCGCGCGGGAGATGAGATCCACCTCCGCGCCCGCTCCGTCCACCACCATGGGCTCGTCATAGAGCCCCTGGATGGTGGCAGACGCGCCGGAGGCCTGGGCATAGACCACCACCTCCCCGAATTCATCCGGGGAAAAATGATTGTCCAGCATATCCTGCTCGAGCGCGTCATGGAAGGCGGTCACCTTACAGGCCCGCCACTTCCTGGAGAATGGCTTCCGCTCTGGCCTTTCCGATGCCACGGACAGCCACCAGCCCGGGGACCGTGGCAGCCTTGAGGGCCTCCACGGATCCGAAGCCGGCAGCGGCCAGAGCGGCCTGGAGTGGAGCGTCCACGGACTTGAGGCCCAGACCGGACGGATCCGGGGAGGCAGGAGCCACGGGGGCGCCCTCCTCCTGGTCCGCGGTGATGGGCTGCAGGTCGTGGAGCTCCACCCCTTCCCCGTTGGTCAGGTCTCCGGATTCGGGGCCCTCCTCCCCTCCTCCATTGTCCTGGCCTTCGAGGGCCTGGGGTGTGAGGTCGGACGGGGGAAGGATCTCTCCCTCCTCCGTCACTTCCTCGAAACGCAGGGACGGGGACCGCTTCGAGGCCAGGAAGCGGAAGAGCTCTTCCGAGACCTCCACGGTCTTCCCGGTCAGGTGCTGCACGCCGTCCACCAGGATGGCTCCCTTTTGGATTCGGATTTTCTTGGAGGTTGTGTTCTTCATCCGGGAGCCTTTCTTCAGATGACCGTGGCCACCACCAGGGCGTTGACCTGGTGGACCACGGGGAGCGGGGCGGACTGGACCATCAGGAAGCGCGCGGCGGGGTCCTCTTCCACCCAGCTCTTGACGAACGCGCGGGAAGCGTAGACGGTCGCGCCGATGTCCTGGATCACGCCATAGTGGACGGTGGCCCGGATGGAGCGGGAGATCACCAGGCACTTGTCCACGGGGACCATGGGCAGCTCGTTGCCGGTGGAATCGTCCACATACCACTCGTCATAGGTCCAGATGTTCAGGCCCACGGCGGTGAGGCGTCCCAGGAAGGTGACACCCTCGCCCATTTCCTGGGGGTTCACGGATCCGATGTTCAGATTCCAGTTGTTCAGCTGCTTGAGGAGCTCCTCATTCTCCATGAACGCGGCCGCGGCGTCCTGGCCCAGGATCACATCGGTAGCGGTGACGCCGGAGTCCTTGGAGATGAGACGCTTCCAGTCCCGGAGGTTTTTCAGGACCTTGGAGGTGGTGGCGGTCCACAGAGCGGCGCCGGTCAGGGTGGGCGTGTGAGTGGCCTCGAAATCGTAGTCCACGATGGTGTCCACGCCGTCACCCTTCACGGTGACCTGGCCGAAGAACAGAGCCTCCGAGGCCATGACCTCGATCCGGCGCTGGATGGATTCATCCAGGTCCGCCATGTCCTGGCCCAGGAGGATGGCCGCGCGCTCCGCGGGGGTGTTCGCGCCGGCGCTGGTGTAGACGATTTCGCCCGGGACGCGGGCCAGAACATGGTCCGCCTCCGTCACCTTCTTGGGCTTGAGGTAAGGCGGGGTGAATTCCAGGGTGCGGAATTTTTCGCGGTCTACCACCTTGCCCTTGAGCTTCGGATGGACCACGGGGGCCAGGCGGCGGGAACCCTTCCAGATGTCGATCTGGAAGGACTTGGTGTCGTGGACCTGCTCACCGAAGAAAGTGGAGGTAAGGAAGCGGCGGACCGGCAGGCTCTCCAGGAGGGCCTCGGTCATCTGCTTGGGGTTGTACAGGTCGATGGTGTTCGGCATGGTCTCGTGTCCTTATGCGTTGTGGGCGGGGGTGTTGGTCTTCACGAAGATGGACAGGTCCCGCAAGGCCACCTTGTGGGTGGTAACGGTGTCCGTTCCGCCGAAGATGAGGGCGGCGCCGTTGAATTCGCCGGTGAGGGCCACGGGTGCGGGGGCTGCAGTTGCGCCCACCACGGTGTCCTCGAGGAGGATTCCGAAAGGCGTCTGGGTGCCATCAGACTTCGTGGAGTCCACCGGCTTGGCCTGGAGTCCGGAAGTCAGGCGGCCCAGGACGGTCCCGCGCTTGAGGGTCTGATTCGGGGCCAGGACCACCGGGTCCGTGGCGACATCGAAACAGCCCGCCATGAGGTTGTCGAAGGAGTGGCTGCCGATTTCGTTGGGGTTGGACATTTCGTTCCTGCCTTACTTGTGGTTCTTCGGAGCGGTGGCTCCGAGCTTGGAGCGGTGGAGATTCGCGCCGGCCGTCATGGCCCGGCGCATGGAGAGGGCCTGGGAGTCCGCGGCCGGGACCGGAGCGGCGCCGGCGCCATGCGCAGCGGCAGCGGCCAGGGTGCCCTCGGCAGCCAGAGCGGACTGGGTCACGGCCGGAGCCGCGGGGGCTGCCGGGGAGCGGGAGGCGCGCAGCTTGCCGAAGGCGTGGGCCTGGGCTTCCTGGATGCTCTTCCCCTCTGCGATGAAGGCCTGGGAGTCCCCGGAAAATTCGAGGCCCTCGAAAACGGCCAGGATTCCGGTGATTCGCGCGCGCTCTTCCTGGACGGAATTGTCCGGGGTGGGCGCCGTGGCTGCAGGAGTCACGGGTGCGGTCTGGGTCTCCACGGCGGGAGCCGCGGGGGCGGGGGTCGGTGCCTGGGCCTGGGCCTGGCTGGGGTTCACGCTCATGGAGTTCTCCTGGGTGGTGGTTCGGATCTGGTGAAATGTACTCTCAAAAGTAGAAACGCGATCAGCCATGCCGATGTCCACCGCGGCCTGGCCCACCAGGACCCCACCTTTGCCGAAGTCCGAGAGGACCACATCCTCCGACACCCCGCGGTTCCTGGCCACCTGGGAGATGAAAACGGAGGAGAGGGCGTTCAAGGTGTTCTTCAGGTCCGCCTGCCCTTCGAGGGTGGACGGGTCCACCCGCTTCCGCGGGCTCTGGTCGGAGACGATGGTCACCGTCCCGGGCTCCTCCTGCTGGAATTGGATCACCGTCCCGATGGATCCCACCATGCCGGTGGACGCCACATGGACCTGCTCCGCGGAGCTGCCCAGCCAGTAGGCCATGGAAGCCATGTCCCCACCGGCTCGAGCCACGATCCCCTTGGGCTTCATGCCCCTCGCGTCATAGATCATGGAGGCCAGATCCGAACCACCGGCCACGGTCCCACCCGGGGAGTGGAAATTCAGGACCACGCCCTGCACCTTCGGGTCGTTCATGAGGTTCTGGAAGTCCGCGGCTAGGCTCTCATAGGTGTCGAATCCGAAGAAGTAGGACATAAAATTTTCGTGCGCAAAGAGGGGGCCGCGGACCTGCATGATCCCCACCCCGTCACGGACGGAGGTCCGGGTCATCCCCGTCCCGAACCGCTCACCCGCCTGGGTCACGATGGCCTGGGGGTTGAAGTCCTCCATGCCTGCCCAGCCCGTGAAGATACGGGCCCAGTCCGGCGCGATGGACCAGGCCTCCCCGCCACAGAGGGCTTGGATAAAATCCCCGCGGGAAAAATTCTTGCTCTTGCTCATGGTGTCGGTTCCTCCTGGGAGACATCGCTCCCCGTGGTCTGGATTGAAGCGTTCGCCGTCTTGATGACTTCGCCGGGTTCGTCCAGTCCTGCCTCGAGGCGGATGGCTTTCTCCCTGGCCAGGGCGTGGACGGTTCGCTGGTAGTCCCCGCCATTGATCTCCACCGTGGCCGTGTCCCGGTCCTTGAATTGTTCGTCCACCTGCAGCTTCTGGGCCTGGGTCTCCTTGAGCGGATCCAGTTGGCCGGGAGCGTCCCCCACCCAGATGGATTGACACCAGAGGGCGCGCCGGAGCGGATCCTCAAAAAAGCCCGGCGCCTGCAGGAGGCCCAGGGAGATGAATTCCATCAGGGCGGTTTCGTAGACCGGCTGTAGGAAGTCCACGGCCAGGTCCATCCGCGCGCGGCG